GCTTCAGAGGCAGCTTCATCGTCTCCATATAACATGTTAAGACTAGCAGTTATGTCATCATTCTCTCCAACTTCCGCTGAAAGAGATTCAAACTTTAAAGCAGCTTCCTTAATCATAGCTACATTATTAAGATTCGATTTATGAATAGCTTCATTTCTAACTCGTTGTTCTTTAGCTAACTTCATAACTTCTCCAACACTAATGGCTCCCCCTAGATCTTGACCAGTAGTAAGATCATGTGGAACAAACTCAAATGAATCTGGAGACAATATAGCTGCTCCATTTTCATCCTTAGGAAATTTACTCCAATCAGGTTTAGAAAAGAAGGGTCCACAATGATCATTAACAGCGTAACCAAATTTAGGTCTAACATTGTAAACAAATTGAAACCTACGTATGACAGCTGTAGAATCTGTTATAGAAACCAAGTTAAATTTAGGAAGATTCGTTGTTGCAAAGATATATTCGGCACGACAAAATGTGGTACCTTTATCTTCAACAGCAGCTTTATGCATAATATATGGAATTGTATTAATAAGCATAATAAGTTCCATAAATTCAGATCTACCACTACCAGCGACATCACGAGTTTGACCAAAGTCATCTATAGTAATAACTCGTTGGTTGGTATATCCATCCCAATACTCTGTTCCAAAGTTTCTTGGATAAACGGTGGTTTCACCTTCTGCTAATGCAGCGGCTATACCTTGTGACCAAGTGGATTTACCACCTCCTGGTACACCTCTAAAGAGGATACCTACAGGTTCTGGACGAGTGTCAGCTATGCCTGGCTGAAGCATACGGAGTTTATCGACGATAGCAGAAAGATCTTTATATCTTCGAGTTAATACTCCGACAGCAGCGTTAGTCTTTTGATTAATCAAATAAGATTCACACTCTTTCTTCATATCACAAATTCTCATGAACAAATCATTTGTCATTTCTAATTTATTAGCATTTATATCTAAAGCTAATTGATCAATTTCTGCTGCAAAAGCAAGAATATGATCACAGCTAACTCCAGTTAACAAAACTGAGTCAGGAACTAAACGTTTACCAACGACAAATTCA